GGATGCGATGCAACGAATCCTTTTACCATATATGTTCTCTGAGGCTTTGTCTTTTGATGAAGCAACGTCTTTGATGGATCTTTCATCATCGCCTGGTTGGCCACTTAATCAGAAATATCAAACTAAGCGTGAGGCTCTTAATATGGAGTATGATCTAATAAAACAGATTGTGCTACATGTTTTTGAGACTGGTGAGATAGATTATGTTTGGTGTGGTCGTCGCTACAGGTGTTGTTATTGGTTGACTAGTCCAAAAGAGGAAATTCGTTCCCTCGAAAAGTTGGCTAATGATGACAAGACGAAGAATAAGATCCGTACTTTCATGTGTGGTGATATCATCTCTTATGTTGTCGCTTTAATGCTTTACGCTAAGCAAAACGATAACCTGTTGGCTATGGCTTCAACAGACCACTGGAGTGCCGTTGGCTGCTCACAGTGGTATGGGGGTTGGGATGTTTTGACGAGAATCCTTCTCCGTATGGGGGTAAATCGTTTTAGATGTCTTGATGCAAAACACATGGAAGCCAGTTTTTGTGATGCAATACAGGAAATTGTCTATAAATGTCGAAATGGGGGTGTTCACGGTATGCCTTTGGCTAAACGGTGGTACCTTTCGAACATAGTTTATTCTATGCTCATTGATGTTCATGGCAATTTGGTTATGAAAACTGGGAAGAACCCGTCAGGTGGTTTTAATACTTTGACAGACAATGGTTTGGCAATGATGAGTGTGTTTTTGTATGATCTTTCTTTTTCTTGCAGTACAGTGGGTGAGCTTGTCGAGGCTTACCGATTATTGTCTGTTAAGATTATGGGTGATGATTCGATTTTTGTTGATGATACTAAATTCCTTGATATCATTGAACATGCTTCAGAGATAGGCTTTAATCTCGTGAGTGAAGCGTCGGGTCCCATAGAAGATTGTACATTTCTTAGCAATGGTTTTGTCTTTGATGAAACCAAAGGTTGCTACATATTCAAACCAAATTTTGACAAACTAATGTCTGGCATTTTATTTTGGTTTAAGAAATCCTCTTGGAGGCTTTGCTTTGTGAAGCTTTGTTCTGTTCGGAAATTGGTTTATCCCTTTTCCGAGTGGAGACAGGAGGTTGATTACTTAATTCAATATTGCTTAAGTAAGCATAATGAAGATATGATTCGGGAAGATCGTATAGATGACCTGTTGTCATATGACTCAGTGATAGCGAATCTTATGTCAAATCATGAAAATGAGATGTTGGTCTATGGTCCCTATGTATAGGGTCTGACTCATTCGTTTTCTTTTGTGAAATTGTGCTCGTTCCTTTGGAATTGATGCTGTTTGGGGTTGAGCTCGTAAACCTAATTCCCAAAATAAGC